AACAACCTTTCCTATTCGTAAAGCTGTTGTATCACGGTTTAATAACGGCAAGATAATGGAAATGGATTTTTCTCAACTGGAATTTAGAACGGCTGTGTTCTTGGCCCAAGACAAGCAGGGCATGGAGGATATAAATAATGGTGTTGATGTTCATCAATATACGGCTGATGTTATTGGATGTTCCAGACAGGACGCAAAGGCCCATACATTCAAACCTTTATATGGTGGCGTAACGGGAACGGAAAATGAAAAACGTTATTATGATGCATTCAAGGAAAAATATAAAGACATAGCCAAATGGCATGAACGACTGCAATCAGAAGCCATACAATTCAAGGTAGTTAAACTTCCAAGCGGACGTGAGTATGCGTTTCCCGGTGCACAGCGGCAGGCATGGGGCGGTTCAACCTATTCCACACAGATAAAAAATTATCCCGTGCAGGGATTTGCGACAGCCGATATTGTTCCTCTGACCTGCATTGAAGTGTATAAGTTAATGAAGGAAAAGAACATGAAAAGTGTGCTGATTAACACTGTTCATGATTCAATTGTAGTGGATATTTTTCCTACCGAGGAAGAAGACGTTATTGATATCTTTACGAAGGGAGCAAACAGGGTAATTCCCGCCCTTAAGGAAAGATACAATATTAACTTCAACATACCCCTTGACATAGAGATGAAAATTGGGTATGATTGGCTAAACTTAAATGAGGTGACCCTATGACAATAAAAACTATTGGTGATTTTTGTGATTATGTATTCGAGGAAACGGATGACTGGCTCAATGATGAGGAAGCACTGGCTCTTGAAAGAATTACAGATTTAAAGAATGAATATAAGGAGAATACAGGTAGTTGGCCGACAATTATTTATGTTGGTGACAATGAGGAACTGCAAAGCTATATGCTATGGTTTGCCCCATATTATGGCTTAAAATCAGCAAGAACGGAAGGAGATACATTCGTATGTGGACGCTTGTCGAATTAATGCAACTTGTTTTTATACTAAGTTTAATAATTTTTATATTTTTTTCTTGACAAAAGATAAAAAATGTGCTAAAGCGATACTGTTAATTTTAACTAAAAGGAGGCATAAAACATGTCAGACGAATTAGCAAACATAAGTACGATGTCCACTGCGGATATCATGAAGGCTATCGGACAGGACGATGGCACAAAAAGAGTTGGGGTTCCCCGGCTTACAATAAACAGGAATCCGGAGGATGATGAGGGAAATCAACTTCCAATGGGTTCATATTCCGTATTCAACTCAGAGATAGGGCAGATAGTGTATGGAAAACCCATACTGTTCAGGCCTTTCCTGAGCACGATGCAGTATATGCAATACAGTCCCGAGAAAGAGGAGTATGTTAACCGTTCCATTATTTTCAAGAACTGGAAAGAGGAAGCCATTGACATACAGGGTGGTACCCGATGCGGCAAGATTCCACAGCGTGACTGGGAAAAGCTTGGCCTGACAAACGAGGAACTGGCGAATCAACGCACGATTAAGTGCTATCGTCTGGTTTTTGGTCAGGTAACTTTTGACGGACATACTTCGGATAAAACAGAAATAAAGGTCAAGGACTATCCCGTGCTATGGAGAGTAACTGGCGTTCAGTTTAATCCGGTTGGAAATGCGTTGCAGGTGATAACAGAGCGTAAGAAACTCATGTTCAACTGTTTACTGAATCTGGATTCCCAAAAGAAAAAGAATGGAAGCAATGTGTATTATGTTTCTTCCATTAAGGTTGATGCTGATGCAGGCATTAAATTTTCCAAAGATGATGAAATTACATTAGGTAAATTTCAGGCCATCATTAACGAGGAAAACAGTGACGTACTGGATTTGTACAAGAATGCCCAAAAGAGCAGTCTTAAAAATGCGGATGTCATAGATGCAAAAGTGGTTGAGGATATTGACCCGGCACAAGCGTTAGCTCAGTAATGAGTGATATCTTACATAAAGTACAGATGTTCTTGGATACGGCCTGTCAAAAGCAGGTCGTTATCCCGGATAAATTGATTGACGAGTTCGGAGAGGCGTGTAAAAATGCCATCAAAAAACAGTTTACCGACAAGAGACCAAATAAGTTTACCATACGTGCCAGTAACATTGGACGACCACTTTGCCAATTACAAATGGAAAAAGATGGTGTCAAGGGTGAATCACCTGCCTACAGCACTAAAATGCGTAACCTATTGGGCGACCTTATCGAGGCGACTGCTGTTCTTATATTGAAGTCTTCTGGGGTCAAGGTGACGAATGAACAGAAATCCGTTAGGTATACGTTTCCTGATGGTACGCATCTTGATGGTACATTTGATGTCGAGATTGATAAAAAGATTTGGGATATTAAATCAGCTTCTCCGTTTGCGTTTGAGCATAAATTCAAGAATGGATTCAAGTCCGTTGTTGATGACGACAGTTTCGGATATTTGTCACAGGGATATGTCTATGCGGAAGCCGACAAAAAGAAGTTTGGAGGATGGATTGCCGTTAACAAGTCCACCGGTGAATGGACAGTGGCGGAAACTCCCTTGGCGGATGACGAATACAAGAAAAAGGCCATTGAACTGACTCATGAAAACGCCAAGGCCATTGTTACAAACAAACCCTTTAAGCGGTGTTTTACTGACATTGAGGAAACTTACAGGCGGAAGCCAACCGGAAACAGAATACTTAATTTTATATGTGGGTACTGTCCCTACAAGAAACCATGCTGGGGGGATGAGGTGCAGTATCTTCCACAGCAACAGTCACAGGGGCAGCGACCAAAATGGGTTTGGTATACTCAGCTAAACAATCCCAGAAAAGAATATGAAAACACGAAGTAAAAAGGCAAAGGGAAGACGATTGCAAAATTGGGTTCGTGATGAATTGTTAAAACGATTTCCCAAATTGAATGACAATGATATTATGTGTGCTATAATGGGAGAGAGAGGTGTTGATATAAAGCTATCCAACAAGGCCAGAAAGTCTATACCTTTTTCCATTGAATGCAAGAATCAGGAAAACTTAAAAAATTTATACAAAGCATATGACCAATCCTGCTATAACATAAAAGGAAAACTTGAACCTGTAGTTGTTGTTAAGATGAACCAGCGAAAGCCACTGATAGTTTTGGATGCCATTTATTTTTTAAATACATGCCTAACGAAATAAAAATTATTATAAAGCCCACAAAGGAGGGTTTTGCCATGTTCATTGTTGAGCCAAAAGAGAATGAACCCATGTCCGACCACATGATGTCATGCTATACACTGGCACGGGGCATGATTAAATTTGGATTGGACGCACCTGATGTGGCCTTTGACTATGGGCTTGCCTCATTCAGGGAAGATGAGCAAAAAAGAAAATCAAACGGAAATGACACATTTAACATTATAAAAAAAACAGACAACATCATTGACATAACAGAGTTACTGAAGAAAAAGAAACCATGAAAAGTTACAAATTTTTAGACAAGGCAAACACTCTCGTAAAAGGGCAAAGGGAAATAGACTATGGTGACAAGGTAAAAAACCACAGTAACATAGCCAAACTGTGGTCGGCCTACTTGGATACACCCATAACGGCACATGACGTAGCCATAATGATGACTTTACTGAAAGTGGCACGGACAAAATTAGGTGCCGTCAGTGAGGATACATACATTGACATGTCCGCCTACGGAGCCATAGCGGGGGAAATAAAATTCAAGGAACCAAAAAAAGAATCAGAGGGAGAGAGAAGAGGAAGGGAAACAGGGGAATATCTTAAAAGTTTAGGATACATGGGAGGAAAAAATAATAACGTTGATAAGGGGAAATAAAATGGAGCATATACCGAATTTACTGTACAGGGCACTTGAGCACAAGGCTCAAGCCAACATTGATGAAGCCGAAGCAACACTGGAAATATATTTTAGCAATCCCGTAGCGATAGGGGAGCATCCACAGCATCTGGATGAAATGACAAAGCTACTGGATACCATTGCAATGAATGAGGACAGGCTTGATATACTGACAAAATATTTTTCTGATTATA